ATTTCCTTCCAAGGGAGAAGTCAGATTGCGTTCTAAATCAGGGAATTGTATCGAAGGAGATTAAAGGGATTATAGATTTTATCTTCCCTGTGCCGGTGGATTTAAGAGGAGTCACTATAGACTTCGGAAAAGCCTATCCGGAGGAATTTACAATAGTTACAGACCAAAGCTTTAAGGATGTAACAGGGAACACTAAAAGCATGTATGTCTGTGACGAAGTTTTTAAAGGCACTACGACACTATCCATCATCCCAAATAAAATGGTAAATGGACATGGTCGCTTACACATCCATGAAATCATCATGGGCATAGGTATTTACTTTAACGAACGGAACATCCTATCAGCCAGTAAAAAAGAGCATATTAGCCCTATTATGGAGGCGCTACCTACAATCGACTTTAGGCTAAGTGTAAACAATAAAGACAGAGCTTACGATATAGAAAACGAAAAAAGTACCGTGAACTTCTTGGAGCTCGGCCAGAAGGTGCAAGCTTTCCTTGGGCAGGAGGTTGCGGACAGGATTGAATGGTTGCAAGTAGGGACTTTGAAGCTTAAAGAGTGGTCGGCTGACGATGACAAAATGAGTTTCACAGCGATAGATTTTCTTTCCGGTCTTACAGGGAAGTATAGAAAGGGGAAGTATTATCCTCAAGGGGTAAGCATTTATGACTTATGCCTTGATGTTCTTACTGATGCCGGAGTGGACCCGAGAGAATTTTATACTGACGAATACCTAAAGTCTGTAAAGATAAAGAACCCTATTCCTGTAGTAACACACAGAGAAGCTTTACAGCTTCTTTCCAACGCCGGAAGATGTCTTTTATATCAGGACGAAAAAGGTAAGATTGTGATTCGTTCTTCCTTCGTTCCGAGAATGACTAGTACTGTTGCCCATGAGCCCTATTTCTCCAACGGCACAAAGATTCTTGAGGACCTGCCGATTAAAGAATACTCCCTTACAAACGGAAACTATACGAAGGTAGACGGCACAACTTTATTTCTTCCGAGAAGTGGCAAGGCAGACATAGGATATGTTGATAGCACTGCCATGCAAGTAGTAATTGATACCGAAGCAGTTTTTGCTTGTTTTGGTATGGAGCTACAATTTGGCAGAACCTATCCCGGAAAGATAGGTATCGAGACAATGGCCAACGGAAAGACCGTAGAAGAGCTAAGTTTTGACGTAGATAGAGCGGACTTCATCATATCACATGAGTTCGCGCCTTTTAACAGAATGGCCATCTACGAAAAGGAGCCCTCAAAGACAGGAGGAAGGGCAGTTCTTAATAAAGTAGGCTTCGGAAATGTTACAGACTATGAACTTAGCTATGGTAGGGAGTTAACCAAAACACCATTAGGCACTCAGCTTCAATCCGTAAAGACCTTGGAGCTTACAAGGACGGAATACCTTGACAGCACAGAGGGAGAAAAGGAGCTTGCTAAAGTGGAGTGCACTAAGTCAGGAGAATATCTTGCGGAGTTTAGCAATCCTTCCTATGGCTGCACAGTACAGGCCACATCCGGAACAGTAACCGTGCTTGAGGCGGGAGTCTACTTCCTTCGCTTCTCTTACTCCGGATCCGGAGGAGAAGTAAAGGTCAATGGCAAGGAATACTTGGTAAAGACCTATACTATGGAGAAGGAACTAAATCCATCCGGAAAGAGGGAAAAGTGGAAGAATCCTTTGATATCGGATACTGCCCTTGCTACCGATGTATTGGATTGGGTAGGGAACTACTTAAAAGCAGACAGGGAATACAGCCTTACGTACCGAGGAGAGCCACGGTTAATGGCCAACGATTTACTGTATCTTGAGAATAAATATGTAGATAAGCTAATGCTTCGGGTATTTGACCATACCTTGAACTATAACGGTGCCTTATCCGGAAGCATAAAGGCAAGAAGGGAGGTTTCTTTTGTGGAAGACACCTAAGACAGACTGGAAGAGCACGGACTTCTTTAATGTAGAAGACTATAACCGAATAAAGGGAAACATCAACGAAATCCGGCAGAAGGCAGTAGTCCTTTGGTCGGATTTTCCTTTTACGGAAATGGGGGCGGATAAAAGCTATCAAGACTTCGGATTCTATGCTGATGAGATAAACGCTTTTGAATCTAACCTTGATAGGATCTGCTCCGCTACCTTCCCTTTTACTATCGGGGAGAGGCAGACCTTCTACGATAACCAGCCCTTTATCACTTGGGACGAACTGAATCGAATAGAAAATGCCTGCCTTCTTATCTATCAGAATTTTACAGGACGGGAGGAAGGAATGCGTAGGTTATCTTTTAAATTAGGAACGAAAGGAGAGCTTGTATGAGCCTAAAAACAGACTACAAGGATGCCATGTATCAGAAAAGGAAGTTCCGCATGGAGAATAACAGTGGCGGAACAGTATCTCTCACTGATGCAACATCCTACACGCAGGAGGGCACTCCCTTCGGGGCAAACGATGTAAACGCCATCACAAAGAGCGTGAATGCTTTGTATCAAGAAACGATTGTAACTATTCCGGCTAATGCCTGGAGTACTTCCGCGCCATATAGCCAAAAGGTATCTGTCCCAACGGCCAAGGCTACAGATTCCGTATCTATGGGCAAGGCGCACACTAAGACTTCAAGTCCTTCGGATATAGAGACCTATGACGAGATGGCAGGACTAATCACAAGCGCAGAGGTTACGGATGGGTATGTGACCTTCTATTGTGCAGCAGAGAAGCCTAACAAGGAGTTTAAGGTTAAATTAAAGGGGGTGAGTAAGTAATGAGTGAAGTATTTATACCGCTTGGAGGAGCCGGAGGGAAGAACAGAGGAACGGCAGCAGTCCTAGGAGACAGCACACCTTTTTCAAATGCGGGAGCTGTAATGAGTCTTCCATTACCTGCAGGAAACTATAAGAAGTCCGTAAGCAATCCTAGGACAGGCTATGGAGATGGGAAAAATTCCGAAGTAACCATCTCCAAGGGCTTACTTAAACAGATGGCCATAGATGCCTTCGGAATAGCCTCTATCACAAATTTTAGTGCGACCATGTATGCGCATAAGCAAGTCCGGCTTACATGGGCTAAACCTACTAGGGGCTTGTGGAGCGGAGTTTTTTTTGTATTCAAGAAAGGGAGAATGCCTAACAGTGTTTATGACTCTGATACTCAGTATGCTAGCGGAGACACTCATCTAGTTACACAGCCATTATCAGAGGGAGTGTGGTATATAAGGGCATTTAACTATGTCGCCACTAACAATGGCAGATGGTATGATGACGGAAAAGTATCGTACATGATAAATGTAACCGGTATTAGCGGCTCTATCACTTTCGGAGCAGGAGCAGGAACTTGGACTGTTCCGGCGAATGTTTATAAAATCCGATACATCCTTGTTGGGCATGGTGGACGAGGTGGTGGCGTTGCATCTGTGGGAGCAGCGGGAGGTGGTGGGGGTGGATACTTCACTACCGGATATATGGATGTTACTCCTGGGCAGTCAATTCCGTGGGTCGTTCCTGTTGTTAATTCCTTTGTTTACAATAATGGTTATGGGTTTAATGCAGGGTTTAATACAAAGTTAGGGAATGTATCAGTCGAGTGCGGAAGAGCATCGAATAACGATGCAAGTTATGATGCCCCATCTGAGGGCGGAAACGGCGGTTCCGGAGGAGGAGGGTCTTTCCTAAACGGGGGAGGAACTGGTGCCCCCGGTGGTTCAAACGGTTCGGATGGCGTTCAAGGAAGCAATACTTCGAGACGATACCCGGAGAGCTATGCCAGAGGAGGGACTGGACAGCACACAAGTACGCTAGGTTTTAATGGTGTTCTTTACTCCGGCGGTGGCGGCGGTGGAGGTGCAGATGGCGGAGCCGGCGGAGGTGGAAACGGTTGGAAATACGATAAAAACCAACGCTTTCAAATTGGGGCTGATGGAACTGATGGACTTGGCGGAGGCGGAGGCGGCGGTAGAGACAGAAAGTCATATGGCGGAAAAGGCGGTACTGGCTGTATCTACATAGCTTGGGGTTCAGCCATGAATGACGGAAGCTAAAGCTACTAGCTGAATATTGTGCATGAAAGGGATTCCTTACGGAGTTCCTTTTTTAATTTACCTAAAAAGGAAGGAGAAGAAGCAATGAAGAGAGATTTTGCACTAATTCTGCCGAACAAGGACACGGCAGAGCATGAGGTAATGGCTATCACGATTTTCGATAGCCCTACCGAAGCAGACATGGGGGCAAGGGCTATCTATGGTTCTACTGCATACGCCATGGAGTCCTCGATGTGGGATTTAAAAGAGCCTTGCATTTACAAAGAGGGGGCTTTTTACAATCTCAAAATGAAGGAAATGCGAGATGAAAAAGGAGAGCTGCAGTTTGTCCGTGTAGGAGAAGAGAAAGCCGAAAGGATTTCTTCGCAGGCGGAGCAGATTGCGGAGTTGGCAAGAAAAAACGCCGAACTCAAAGCAGTAATTGACACGCTTGTACTCGACACGCTAGGAGGTGAATAATGTTTGAATATTTAAAAGGCTTGGCAGAAGAAGGAAAGCTGAACAAGAGACTTCTTGATAGGGCTGTAGCTAAGGGATGGATTACCAAGGCACAGGAGGAAGAGATTCTTCGTATCGCCGCAGAAGAGAAAGGGGCAGAAAATGGATGATAGATTTTAACGCATTTTTTAGCTTGGTGGATTTCGGAGTCATTATCCAATCGCTAGGATGGCTTTTTCTTGGGACAATTACCCTAATTGAAAAGTTCGCTCCAAAAGATAAGAAACCATGGACGGCGATTCTTACCTTTATTGGGAAGATACTTACCAGAGAATTTGCAGAATCTCAGAAAGCCTTAATGGACAAAGTAGAGGCTTTAAGTTTAAAAGTCGAAAAAGTTGCCGAGTCTGTCGAGGAGACAAGGGCTATCGCTGCAAGGGTAAGGATTCTCAGCTTTGGTGATGAGTTGTTAGAGGGTAGACTTCATAGCAAGGACACTTTCGACCAGGCACTGCTTGATATTGATAACTACGAGCGGTACTGCAAAAGTCACGAAAATTTTAAAAATCATATTACGGAGGAGACTGTTGCTTTCATTCAAGAGAAGTATAGAGAGCGACTCCGCAATAACGCTTTTACAAGGTAGTAATATACTTTTACTATTCTGATAACTCTTTTTACGATTCAGTAAAATATTCCTTGACATACGTCTAAATAACACGTATTATAGATTCCGTAAGGAGGATGACATGTCAAAGAATATACCTTACAGAGAAGTAGCTAAGACATTGAAAAAGAATGGTTGGGTTTTAGACCATACTACCGGTTCTCATGAAATCTATTACAAAGACGGGAAAATGTGTCCTGTCAAATGTGATAAGAAGGTAATGAAGAACGGAACATTGTCGAGTATCGAAAGGATAACGGGGCTGAAATTCTAGCCCCGGCTACTTATAAAAGGAGGCTGCGTATGCAGAGAATTTTTTATCCTTGTGAGATCTCGCAAGATGAAGAGGGGTATCAGGTACAGTTTACAGACTTTCCGGAAGGATTCACTGATGGAGATAGTCTGGAAGAAGCAATTACAAATGCAAGAGATTTACTTGGAGCGTTACTTTTTTCCTATTTAAAGCATGGGAAAGACTTACCTAGTGCCACGGTTCCGGAGGATTCTTCGAAGAATGTTTATTTTATTGAAGCTTGGCCGGACTTAATTAGGGATAAGGTTAGTAATCAAGCTGTGAAGAAGACGCTAACCATTCCGAAGTGGCTAAATGACATAGCGGAAGAGCGGAATGTGAATTTCTCCGCTGTGCTACAGAGAGGCATAAAAGAATATTGTGGCTTATAGGAATTGCTCCTAATGGTATCAAGATAGCGTAGGGTTTGCCCCCACGCTATTTTTATTTTTACAAATAAGAAAGAGAGGAAAACAAAATGGATTTTGGAATTACAAGCGTAGTAGCAATCACAGTTATCGCTTACCTTATCGGTATGGGGTGCAAGTCTGTAGAAAAACTGGATAACAAATATATCCCAGTGATTTGCGGACTTGTTGGAGCAGTCCTTGGCGTAGTCGGTCTTCATACTATGGCCGATTTCCCTGCAAAGGATATTTTAAGTGCCGTAGCCGTGGGGATTGTATCCGGACTAGCCTCTACAGGCGCAAATCAGATTGGTAAACAGCTTTCCGGCAAATAATTATATTAGAGAAGCAAAAACGAGTTTGCGGAAGCAAGCCTGTTTTCCAATGATTTACATAACATAAACATTTCATTTAAAGAAAGAGAGGAATTTATTATGAGAAAGAATGAACCAATGGAGAGATACGAAGGAATCGACCAGGATGCGAAGAGACAGGATGTGCCTGTGAAGGACAACAAAGCGGATAACTCTGCTCATCCTGTAGGCTATGGCCGAGGCGTAGGAGAAGAGGACAAGGAGCATGGACCAGGAGTAACTCCGAATCCGGATAACTTCACAGGACCCGGAATCGGCTTGAAGAAGTAAATGCTTTTGGGGAGACATGGTTCTCCCCTTTTTTTATTGGCGAGTTGAGAAAAGTTGAGAAGCGTTGAGAAACTTTTTGAAAAACTTTTCTCAAATCAGAACAGGAGGAAAAAATGGCTTATCAAAAAGGTAAAAAGCTTTTAGGCGGAGGATACACTTCCTTTACAGTAGATGGCAAAGGATACTTCGTAAAGCACAAGAGATACTTTCAAACTCCTATGCGTGGGGATATAGTCTACTTTTATAGTAGCGTAAAGAAGAGAGTCGCCCATGTGGGAATCGTAATCGAGGTAACAAAGTTAAAGAACGGCCAGTATACCATTAAGACAGTAGAAGGAAATACTTCTTCTGCTCCGGGAGTAGTTAGAAACGGCGGTGCTGTAGCTATCAAGACTTATACTTTCTTCCCTGGACAGGAAAGAAGCATTGACGGCTTCGGACGGCCTTTCTTTGGTGCAGAAACTTGTACTGTGGACGAGTTTATCCAAGCTGCCCTGTTAGAGGTCGGCTACCTTGAAAAGGGAAGTAATAGAGACCTTCTTAGCAAGCTAGGAAATGCCGGAATGAACAACTACACAAAGTATAGCGAGTGGTACGGCATGAACGGCGTTTATTGGTGTCAAATCTTTGTGTCTTGGGTGGCATACACAGCTTGTAGCCAACATCAAAAGAATCTATTTACCGGATGGAAGCAGGAAGGAGAGTCTTGGTTCTACTATGATGAGTCCGGAGTTCCGGTAAAAGGACAATGGAGCTATATCAATGGCCGTTGGTATGCCTTTGATGATTCCGGAAGAATGATTAAAGGATGGTTTAAATCCGCTGATG